GTCGAGGATGGCATTGCCCATCTGCGCTCCTACAAGGAAATCGTCATCCACCCGCGCTGCGTACAAACCCTGCGCGAGGCCCGGCTGTACAGCTACAAGGTGGACCGCCTGACGGGCGATGTGCTCACGGACATCGTGGACGCCAACAACCATTACATGGATGCAATGCGGTATGCGCTGCAGCCCATGATCAAGCGCAAGCGCGGATTCTTCGGATGAACTTCCTTCGTACCCTGTTCGGTCGCGGCCACCAGCCCGAA